GCATGGCTTAGCCCAATGCCGTTACGGCATCCACCTGTGCATAGACAATCTCCGGGTCGCGGTCATCCGGGCGATGCGAGACTTTCACCTTAGCCATACGCCCCGGCAGGTGATTGAATGCGAACTCTACCGAAGGATCATTGAGACCGACTGCTGCGCGCAAACGCCCGAGGGCTACGTTCTTGCCTTCCGCCGTGTCAACCGCACCGTCCGGCGTGAGGTCCAGCATGATGCCTTGGCGGACATTGACGATGTCACGACCGGTGGTTGCTTTTGCGGAGTCATCTTCCACCGACCAGCTAACGTCAAGTGCTACCCCTGTTTTCGTGCCGTCTTTCGACTGCCACTGACGTGCGGAGATTTTGTCGATCACTGCCGGATATTCGCCAACAGGGCACGGGACGACTTTGGTGGAGTTTGCGCCGGAGACTGCTGAATTCAGGAAGCTATCTGCATCGAACATGATTATTAATTCCTTAAGAGTTTTTTGCAACGTGTAGCCGGGTTCACCCGGTAGAGAAACTATATTACGAATAGAGCCAGAGAAAAAGAAGTTTTTGCTAGTACTTGGGGAGCCTCCAGGGTAAAAATGCATTATTTACCGAAATTACTAATTTGTAATCGCGGGGGATTACTCACTTTCATCTGGCGGGCTGTTCACATCCCGCACGTTCTCAACAAACTTCCCCCCACGCGACAGCCATGAAGTGAGGATCGGTTTGAAGTCAGGGGTCAACCCAGCAGAGATTGCGAGGTTGCGTGTTTTCACATCGGCTTGCCCGTTAGCTGTGTCCCAAGAGAACTTGGAACCTTCACGGACAGACAAGATAACGTCGGAAAACATAGCTGGGAGTTTCGGGGCTAGTTTCGCGCCGAGAGTGCTAACCATCAGCTTGATCCCGCCTAGTACTTCATCCTTCTCCCGCTCCACGTGAGCAATGAGGATGAAATGGCACTTGCAAGCATCCGTCCAGAGGTTAATTACCTTCTCGATTTGGTCTTGTGCGATCCCCCAGTCACTAACGTTTTTAACAGGTTTATTCCCCACCACAAGAGACATAGCCATCCGAGCAAGCCCAGCCATGCCATCAATAATGAGTATGCGATTAGGTCCCCAAGTATCGACACAGCCGAATTTTTGTCCCGTGCGGTCATCGGGGAAGTTGTTAAGGACTTCGAGCAACTTGATAAATCGGTTGTGCTTGCTTCGGTTTGGGTCATTGGTTTTGGCCAAAGTTTCCAGTGACATCGTGTTGATGCGCTTTGCCCCATCCAGCAAATCGCTGAAGGATGCTTTTGCAGATTCGAGTGAATGCCAATGGAGGTTTTTCGGGATAGGGAGCTTGCGCCGCTTGTAATGTCCGAGTAGGGTCTCCAATCCCGGCTCCAGTCCGAGGTAGAACACTTCTACGTCAGGGGAGATTTCCGCAATTGTCCCGATGGAGTCGGTTTTCCCTGTCCCGGCTGGTCCCATCAAAAGGATATTCACACCTGGAAGATCGGAGACTTCCATCCCAGGCAAATCTCCACTGGAGCCGGGGGCCGCTGCTACCACTTGATTAATCGTTGTCATAGTGTTGGATTCGCGTCAATTTCAAGTGAAATCCCGTTGAAGGTTTTCATACCTTCTAGGACCTTTTCGGAGTAGTACCTCTCCCCATCGGTGAAGAAAAACCGGCGCGGATGGAAGGGAATTACCAGCTCCCCACAAACTGCTGTTACTGGAAGATGCTGCAGGCAATCGGGGAGGTTTTGCAACCATTCTGCCAGCTCCCCGATCGACATGTTATCTTCTTCAGGTTTTTTCCAATTCTCGGCCATCGGCCGTCTCCTTATCCCACAATCGTAGGTGCAATTCAAATTCCCTTCTGATGACTTCGTCCGGTAGGATCGCAGTTAGTTCCGGTTCCCAATTTAAAATCAAAGAACCGTGGACCACGTAACGGGACGGGCCGGGGTGTTGCTCGCAATGCCCACCGATGATTCGCCATTCCCGGGTTGAACCATCCACCGGCATCCTCGCCCATAGTTCACCGCATGTAGGGCAGAACATTGCGTAGGGGGAAGGCTGCTGGGATTCCGCGTGGACGAAGCGGAGGTGGTCCTCAGAAGATCCCAAATAATCCCCAGAGACCCAAAAGTGGCGGATATAAGCCATAACAACTACCCGAGAAGTCCGCGCAATTCATCTCCGAGAGCCTGCGAGTCACCTGCGAACACGCCGGGCAGTTTAGGGGCAGGTGGAACACCCTCTGGACGCGTGAACCCCCATTTCTTTTCGTAGTCAGCCACGGATATTTCGGCACGTTCCAGGGGGTCCCACACTCTTTGCACGAAATGGGCTGGAAGCCATTCGTCAGGGTTACTGGATTTGCAAATGCGCTGAAATCCGCAGCCACCGTATTCGGTGCATGCTCCGTCGAGGTCATAATCCCAGTATCCTTCTTCCCAACATTGGATCATCCTGCGGATATCTCGCAGGGTTTGTTTTTCCCACAGGTCGATTTCGTGCTGGCTACGGTACGTGGGGACTTCCAGGGTGTCGTACTTGGTTTTGAGGATGGAGACCCCACGGACGATGGTGCCTTGGGGCTTTATACCTTGCTGAAGCAAAGCCCAGTTGTAGCCAGTGAATTGGGATCGCATTTCCCACTGACGCGACCACGTAGCTCCGAGGGACGAAGTAGTCTTTTCATCGTAGTTCCACACTCCCGTACCGTGGCGGTTGGCCACCATATCACTACGACCAGTGTAAAGAATAGGATTACCAGTGACAGGATGTGCAATAGAAAGAGGCTCCGCGAACGAAAATTCAATTCCTTTTCTCCCTGAGGGTAGAGTAATCGGCTCCGCACCATCCCCCCCGAGGGGGTAGTTGAAAAGATAAAACTCGAAAGCTCCAAGCATACGTTCGAGGGATTTTGCACTTTCTGGCGGACAGTCGAAATCCCCGTAGCTCTTGATTAGGGCTGTCATGCCGATTGCTTCAGCGTCGGAATCGGACTTCCCTTCGACGTAGTAGGCTTCTCGGGCTGCTTCAATGGCTGAGGCGAATGCGCCACCAGCTACGAGGTGGACGGACTTAGCAACCCCTTTCCAATGCTCAACATAAGAGAGAAAGAATTTTTGAGGGCACGCACGAAAGGCAGCGAGAAGAGTGCTGTCGATAGTGTGGGGGAACATAGGCTTAAATTTCTGCATATCCACCTCAGGAGGGAATTTCTTCATCGGAAACTTTCGAGGCATCCGCAAGCAGCGGTTCGTGAATCGCTTCATCCACTGCGTTCTTCGTCATCTTCGCGTTGTTCCGTGAGCGGTCGATTATCTCTTCGCCGATTACCCCAAAAATACGAGAGATTGCTGCGGATGACAGGATAATTTCCTGTTTACCTGTCGGACCTTCGAGAACCACTGAGCCGACCAGTGTGTTAGGGTTCGGTTCATAGGATTCCCGCTTTTTGATTGTGAGCTTGGTAACAAACATTTGAGCCTCTGTAGTTGTACTACGGTTAAATTCCCAATTCTTTCAGCAAATCATCGGAGTTCACATCCTCCGGTTTTTGCTTCTTCGGCTTTGCCGCACTGCCTGCAGCCGCGCGAGCCTTCGGCTTTGGAGCTTCCAATTGCGCGCGCTCCTTGCGGATTGCCTCGATTGCTACTTTCATTTCAGCGATGGAGAGCTGGCCGAGAGCTGCGCGGGCTCGCCAATCCTGGATTTGCTCATTAATCAATTCGGATGCCATCAGAGTTCTCCGAGACGGTCACAAAGATCGGCCACTTTGCGGTACTGGCGATCCTCCCATTTTCCTTTATAAGCACTCTTAATTTCACCTAGCTCGTTCTTCACTTCCTCCAGCAAATCCTCACGGATGAGGACGAACTGCACGCCGTCGATCACGGCTTCGCGTGGGTGGTGCATCAGGCTTCTCCAATTGGGTTATTTACCGCGATTACTAAATGTTAATGTATGGGGGAAATGGCGTCACGCCAGATATAATTTCTTTTGCGCCCGGCTGCACGCCACGTACAGACATTGAAAGGCTTCACGACGATTGCGGTTATACAAGACATCTTGGTAATCGACCAGTACATTCCGGTAGGTAGAGCCCTGTGAACGGTGAGCAGTCAACGCGTAGGCAAACCTCACATCATGGAACAGATCCCGCAGATCCCAAAACCTTCTCCACAGCTTCGGATTCGCCTGTGCCTCATGGGCAAGCAGCTGGCAGTCGTTATCATGCTGCTGTTTGCTGGTCGGATGGATGACCAGCAACCGGACGATTTGGTTGTCCTCCCGCCGCACCTTCAGCTCCAACGCATGATACTTCGGCTCCAGCGGATGCTTGCATTCAATCACCCCTTCAACTATCGCCTCATCATCAGTATGTAGTAGTAGCTCATCGTTTCGTTCACAGGGGCCAGCAGCCACCACTCGATCACCCACGAGAAAAAACCCTGGTTCGGCCTCTGCACCAAAGATAGCTGTTCGTGCGATCTGGTTGTACTCGTTGACCTTGACGTTTCTCCAGCTGATGACCTTCGTCGTGCGACCATCCGCGAATTCCCCCCGAGCAGCTGCAGCGAAGATCTGCTTTTTGAAGTCCATTTTCGACAACTTCCAAACCCCTTCCTGCCCGTCGTTATCTGATTTGATGCTGACGCACGGAGACGGGCTGAAGATGACCTGACGAATATCAGAAACGAGGGAGAGAATTTGGTTGTCATGGCCTCTCCT